CACGAAGTCCTCCTGTTCTTATTGATTCTAAGTTTTCCTTATTTGTTTGATGGTAAACCCTGACAAATCCTTCCTTTAGTGCAACTGTTCCTCTTGGCTTTGGAATGACAGAATCCTTTTCGTTGACGCTATAATAAGCGTTCTTGTCTAACTTGCCACGATAGTAAACCGTAGGTCTATAAACTCCGTCAGCACCAGCCTTAGAAACTTCCATTTCGCTTCTAAAGTTTTCCATTGTTGCAGGGAGGTATTGAGTTTCACCGTCATCATTGTATCTATCAGACAAAGCCGAAGTAAGTTCTCCGTTTTGTTCTCCAATAGTTCTTGCGTAATTCTTGATAGGAATTCCTTCTTCGTTTATAATTTGAGAGCGAACTTTTTTAGCACCAAGAAAACGACTACGCTCCAGTTGCTCAGAATTTAACAAGTGAGATAGTTGCTTACCCTTATAAGACTCGTCCAGAATTTTCATATCCGTAGCCGCATCTTCTAGGATTCCGTCTTCGTTTTCCATTATTTCCCATTTAGTTCTAGCAACAGGTTTTCTTGTATCCTTGTCGTAAATAACAATTTTGTATCCATCTCCTGCTTCTCCTTCACCTGTTTTCGTTGTCCTAATAATATACTTTGCGGCAAGGTCAGGGTTTTCTGCGGCAAATCTGCCAACAAATTCTTCACCAAATTGCTTGTCTGTATATGTTCTACCGCCCTGCTTTTCGCTAGGGCTGTACCAAGCGTTCTTATCAAGAGTGCTTCTGGTTGTGTCGTAGTAACCTCCAGAAATCGTATCAGCGTTACCAATGGTACGCATACGGGCGTGGTAAGGTCTGTTAAGTGGGTCGATAATGACTCCATCAAGGTATTTAACTCCCATTGAACGAGCACGCTCAGCCAATTCGGACATTAGGACATTGTTAAGTTTCTTGCCCGTCATATCCTTGGTAACGCCTGTACTAGAAACATTGGCTTGGTCTCCCGTGATGTTTACATTGATATAGCCAATTTGTTTTGGCTTGCCATTTTCCGTAGCCCCTTGATGAAGGGTGAGACTAAAGCCAGTTCTGATGTCGCTACGGTTGTACAAAGGACTAAGAGACAGGCTCATTCCTTTCGGAAGCGTATCTTGGTTGTCCGTAAAGTACTTGCCGATAAAGGTCTTCCTGAACGCATCGCTGGCGAAGTCGTAAGTTCTGCCACCAGCACGGCTATCCTTGCCGCCTTCAGCAACGCTGAATTGAGTCATAGCCTTACCGCTCATTATGTCTTTCTTGAGAGCATCGTTAAGAACAAAATGCTTACCTCTTGACAATGCCATAGCGGTGATAAGTTCGTCACGGTTTAAGGACTCTTGGCTTCCAGCCTTAGTTTGCTCCTCCCCAACCTTATCAATCACACTCTCAAAGAGTTGGCTTTCCGCTTGTTTTGCTTTTACGATATCAGCATAAGCGTGATAAACTTCAGGCAAAACGCCGCCTTTTTCTACGGGTATTTTAGATTTGTCTTTAAGAATACTAAGAGTTTTTGCAGATTGTTGTTTCCAGTTTGCTTGGCCCTGTTTAGGTGTTGCAACTTCGTGAATAGGTCTTGAGGAAGTTTTAGAGATGTACTCTACATTGTCTTGGGAAAGGCCAGAGTTTCCACTTTCAAATAGGTCTAACATTGTTTTACAGGCTCTAAATGTTTCACTAGAAGCCGTAGACAAATCTGCAAACAACTGTTTAACCGCAGGATTATTTGCAACATCAATACCTTTTAAGAATCTTTCCGTGCTAGTATAAGATTGAATCTTAATTCCATACTTTTGAAGAAAACCTCCCCAAATAGCAGGAATCCCATTGTCGCCGTAAGTGCCGTGTCTAGCCTTGAACTCCATCATAGACACCGTTGGTGAATCGTCAGGATGAGTAAGAACTATATTGTCAACACCGTTTCTAATGCCATCTGCAATGTGATGCTTTAAGGCCAGCAATGAAGTATCCTTAAGCGACTCAAGAGGAAATCCTTGGGGGTTTCTTTTTGCCGCCTCGTTTCTTTGAATTTTAGATTCAAGGTCGTTTATTTCCACCTTGGTTTGACCTAACGAATCTTCTCTAAATGAAATTACTCCTTGGTCTTCAGGGAAGACATCTGCGTAAGCCTCATTGTAAGACTTTCGCATTTCTGCTACATCCCTAGGAGAAATTCCCTCTTCGCCGTGTATCGACTCTGCGTATGCAGTTCGTTTTGACTCAAGATAACTTCTGTATATGGCTCTTGCTTCCCCCGTAGCAGTTCCGTGGTCTCCAGCATAGTTAGCAATAAGGCTTCTCAATTCCCAAGCGTCTCTAGAAAGACGCTCTAAATGAGTTCCGTTATCACTAGTTACACCCCCGTCTTCTAACTTTTTAATTCGCTTGAGATAATTTTCGTAAGAATCTGTCAGGTTTTTTCTATCTCTTCTGAGTACGCTGTATTCAGGAAAAGCAGAATCTACCGCATTAATTGATTTCTTCTCGGTATCAGTATCAGCCTTAACAGCCTCTTTTACCTCTGAGGCAAAATCTAGATAAATACGACCTAGGATATCAGCCAATGTAAGCGGATGAGGGCTTCCGCTGTGAGAGATTTTATTAAAATCACCCTTGAATCCAGCAGTTGTTATGTCTCCAAAGAGAACATCTCTGCTTAAAGGCTTTCCTTGGTATGTAAGTTTAAAAGTATCGTGAGCCTTAAGAGGGTCTCCAAACGGATTCTCCTCAGTTGAGTGCAACCTGTCTTTTCTATATTCAGCAACCTTTTTAAAGATGTCAGGATTTTCTTTGATTAATGTTTCAAAGAACTCACCATCCATTACGGGGGTTGTTCTTCTATTGTCCCATTGAATCGTTATTCCTTGTCTTTCAATGTCACTTTCTAGTCTAAAATATTCTCCCTCAGGACTATACCTGTGGTTGTTGAGCAATATTTCGTTAACTAATTCTGGGTGCTTTAAAATCAAACTTTCGATATCAGCCGCAATAGAGTCTGAAACTTTATTTTTTGATTTATCAGCGGCGAGAGAATCAAGAAGCGTGTGCAATGTGTAGGAAATTCCTTGGGCGTGACTACCAGCAGAACGAAGCAAATCAAATGCCCTCCTATGTTCGCCTTCATCAAACCCGTATCTTTCTCTAAAATGCTTTTCTATTGCTTCATAGGTGTCTGCTTTTTTCCTTAGGACAGCAAGGGTCTTTTTAAAGTTACCAACCTCTCTAGGAGTAAGAAAATTTCTATTCGGTTGTCCTTCTGCGTTTTGACGCTGGACTTCCTCGACATAGATGTACTTGTTTCCTTCGGAATCAAATCTGATTGTTCTTCTTGTGTGAAGAAGAGCACGATTGTAGTGTCCCTCAATAGGGTGTCTGTACTTGTCTTGGTCTATGCGAATTGCAGTTTCGTTGTAGTCACCCTTAGTTCCACCAAAAGTATACTGTTCAGTATTGCTGATGTCTCCTTTTGCACCATAATCAATAGTAACAGAAATCTTATTTTCTTTGATAAACGCCTCAATTTCTTTAGGGTCAAGGGCGGTGTCTCTAACGCCTTTTTGCTTGATGACAGGACTGTGTTCTTCTCCTCTGGGAAGCAGTTGCCCCTTGTCGTCAAATCTTCTGGTTAGTTTATATGTAGGCTCAATCTTAGACTCAAGCCAATCAACAAAGCCAATAGCCTCAGCCTCAGCCCAAAGCCGCTCGCCTGTTCTAGAGCCGTATTGAAGTAGATGCTTGCGAAGTTTTTGAGCCGTTAGATTAGGAACTTTCTTTATAATCTCCTGAATCCTGTCATTAAGAGAAGAACGGAAGGTCATAGGATATATCTTATCCCATTTACCCCCTGAAGTCTTATCAGTTAAAGCAAACAAATATTTATTGGAGTCCATTGATGTAAGCCCTCCTTTCATAAATAACGGGATAATGTCAGCAAGGATTACCTTAGACGCTTCTGGCGTAAAAAGGCTTCCACCTTCATCAAGATGTTTAAGAACTGCTTCTCCAGATTTAAGTTTTTCAACCAAGCCACGAATCATTCGTGGGTCTACTTCTGGATTTTGTTGGCTTCTTTCAATGAATTCTTTTACTTTTTGAATAGACTTAATAACATTAAGCCTAAATTCTTCTCTTTTGCCAGAACCAGTAAAGTCTTTATCCTGACTTTCTCTGATAAACTCTTCTCTAGGGCTGAAGTGAACACCACGGTCAAAAGCGGCCTTTGTGTCTTGAGCCACTTCGTGCATCGCTTGCTGTTGCTTCTGAAGTTTCTGCTTACCTGCAAGCATCGCTTGCTCAGGGCTGTCGTAAGCACCGATGTGCTCGCCTCGTCTGTCATAGGCGTTTACCTTGCCACCAAGAACTTGATGGAATTTATAGCCAGATTTGTGCTCCCATTGCTTTCCGTTAGGAGTTTCTTTATACGCCATATCTGATGGAGAGAAGTTTCTGCCGATGTCTGGGATGGCGTTCTTAGGTTCAAACCCAAGCAACTTATCTCCAGTCAATCTGATGTCTTGCATACGACCAATTGAAAGCATTGTGTAAGCGTTCAGGGCATCGTGATAGATTTCTCCAATAGGGTGGTTGGCATAGACATCACCAGAGCCAAGAGGAACACCAGCAATCTGATGCATAACATCTCTTCGCTGACCGCCTTTGCCGTCACCGTTGTCTAGCAGGATGGATGTCTCTACCTTGCCGCCAGCAACATCCTTGCCCATATTAAGCATATACTTAGTGTAGTCCGCTTCAAACATAGCCGCATCTCCATTCCAAAGGTCTCTAACGCTAGGGTTAGACCACATATTGTTTCTTCTTTCGCCATTGACCCTGAGGTCAAGAGTGCGAGCAACCATTGAAACCTTGCCGTTCTTGCCAATCTTTATTTGAACATCAAGAAGAAGTCCAAGTCTGTTGGTGAACGGAACTTCGTCTCCAGTAATTCTTGGGACATTAGGGCCAGTCTCAACTGTGTGAGTACCGCCCCAGTATCCAGCCTCAAAGACAGCCTTATCTGGGCTGTTGGCTAGGTCTTGAAGCGTCTTGACCTTTCTTGCCATTGCTTCTGAGATATGACCAGCACGGACAAGACCAGCGAGGTCTTTGTCAGACAGATTGCCAATGATGTTTCCAGCACCGTCAGTCTGACGGGCAGGGTCAATAGCAAGAAGTTCAGCGTGGATAGCCTTGCCTAATTGCAGGTCGGTAGAAAGGCTTGTTCTTCTGGGGTCTCTAGCACCTCTTGTTCTGCCAAGGTCATCAAGACCCTTGCGAAGAATGAGTTCTCCTCTGGCCTTGTCGGACATCAAGGAGATATCAATGCGTCCGTTTCTGTTCTGATTCTGGGTGATGCTGAGCAAGTCAGAAATCATATAGTCAATAGAACCGACACGGATTCTCTTGCCATCTTTGTCTCTGAACGATTCTGCAAGAGTCTTCCCAGTCTTGAACTGGAATCTAGGGTCTAGGGCAGAGCGTTTTCTCTCAAAATAATCTGTGAATCTGTTGGCTGTTCTATCGAGAACACCACGAAGGCCATCGTATTTACCAGCAAAGAAAAGGAAGTCAGGGGGTTTAGCACCAACAAGTTCTTGGAAATAGTAAGCACCGAACTCTTCTGTGAGGTGTTCAAGAAGAGGCTTCTTGCTGTTAATCATAGCCTCTGTAAGGGTGACGCTTCCTGTCTTTTCGTACTCTTCAATAGCCCTATCAACAATGTCAGTCAGACGCTTTGCTTCAACGGCACGACCAGTAGGGTCAAATATTTTACCTTTATCATCAATCCCAACCTTATTGTACATTCGCTTAACATACTCTCTAAAGAATTCCCTAGTTTCGCTAGGATTGATAGCACCTCCTTCAAGAAGTTTACCAGCAGAGTCTCTAACACCAAGCAAGTCGTGCTTGAGGTTCTCAATGAAGTGCGGTGTCATAACCGCCTTACGAAGAATCAGGTGAAGCAGTTCGTGAGGAACTGTGCCAGCCTTGAATCCACCCTTAGCACCCTTTGAAAGTTTAGTGGTATTGATGTGCATTGTTACCGTGCCATCTTTTGCAGATTCCATAACAACGCCGTCCATATTGATGTGCTCAAAGACAGAAAGTTGGTCTGGCTTTGTTGGGTCTGTAGTGTGCTTTCCTGTCTTCCTGTCAAATCCGTTTTCGTCTAGGAATTTTATGTGCGATGCGTCATCTCTGAAGCGGTATTTAGCATCAGGTGCAAGGCCGTCAAGTGCCGCAACAATGCCGTCCATCATAGGTTTAGTGCCTGTAATTTCTCCAATCTTGCGGAGGAATTCATAGGACATAGCCGTATCGTGCTTGCCTAGTTCCTTAGCACCTTCAATGGCGTACTTAGCCATAATGTCTGCTCGTTCAATTGTCTTAGCACCAGTTGCTCTAGCAAGCATACTTCCAGCAAGGCCACCTACGCCACCAAGAGCAATACCAGCACCAGCACCCTGCCAAAGACCTTCGTAGCCGTTGTTGCCGTATCCAAGACCACCACCAATAAGAGCACCGTGACTCGCTCCCTTAGCAACATCCGCAGAAAGCGAAAGCATTGGGTCTGCGGCGTTAATTATCTTAAGCAGGTTTTTAGCCTGAGGAGAAAGGATAGCCTTATCAACCTCAAGAGCCGCCTTAGCGTAAGAAAGAAACCCTCTTGGGCCTCTTTGCATCTGGCCTCCAATGCTACCAAGAGCCTGACCAACACCGTGGGCAAAGCCTCCAGCAATATGTGCCTGAGAAAGTTCTGTAAGAATAGGAGCGGTGTGTCCAGCCAACGAAGCCGCCGTAGTTCCAAGAGAACCCATTCTAACTGTAGAGGCAATTTCTCTTGCCGACATACCAGTAACAGCCTCCGTAGCCATAGCCCCAGCATTAATTCCGTAGTCAATGATGTTTCTAGTAGCACCACCAATAAGTTCAATAGGCTTTCCAATGGCATACTTAAGCGTACCGCCAATCATCATATTTTTAATGTGACTAGCACGGGCGGCTAACAGAGCAACTTTTTCTCCCATACCAATTGCCTTAAGTCCTACTCCTGCAATATTACCAAACGGAATAAACAAAGTAGGGTCAGCAATATAACTCATAGCCTGAGTCATTTCGTGGTCAATGTACTCCTTGTTCATTAGCAGATGCCTTTTTCCTTCTGCGTATTCAATAGAATTACGATTGAATTCTCTAGCCTCTTGATACTGAGTGTATCCTTGGTCTGAATCTTCGCCAGCAATAGCCGCTTTGAATTTGAAAAACGGACTTGCAGGGTTTGCAGATTGAGCAAGCATACCGTACATATTTCTTGTACCGTGAGCAAAACCTTCAATGAAAGATGGCCCAAGTTTAACAAGAGACTCAAGGGGATGGTCTTTTGTAGACCCAGCAGTCTTTACAATTTGGTCAAAAATGTGGCCTACGCCTTCTCCAAGCATACCGATGTCATCTAGAATACCCTTGTCTTCTGTTTTCTTCCATTCAAGAAACCTAGAATACTGGCTTCTATCCATATTGTAGTTCGGGTCTTTAGCCTTCTCTGCTAGTTCAGCACCAGTAAGCGGGGCTGTCAGCCGCTTTAAAGCCTCGGCCCTCTTTTCCTGAGGAAGGGAGTTCAAGTACTTATCTGTATCTTCGTCTCCAGTATATCTGGTGACAGAAGCAGAAGCATCCTCTCCGTAGTACTGAGGGGTTAATTTAGCGTATATATCAGCCATATTACTTTAGTCTTTTATTACCGCTTCTAATGGAAGATTCAATATCTTTTTCATCATTAGCGTCCTTGAAAAGAACCGACACGCCCTTCATAGAACCCGTATTGACAAGTTGGTTCTTAAGACGCTTTTCGATTTCGTAGACTCTACCCCAATCGGCGGCATCAAGTCTCCAGAAATCCGAAGGGTCTGGCACGACCTTGGCAATCATAGACTGTTCAAAGTTAGAGACAGTACCAACGCCAACGATGTCGGTTCTCATAGCGGACTTAAGAGCGGCGATGTATGCCTGAACTCTACCGAAGGCTTCCTGACGCTTCTTATCATAAGGAATGGTATGCAGAGGAATATTAAGAACTTCCTTAATGCCTTTGATAGCCGCAAGGCCAGAGGCGTTATTAACAGCCATTTCGTCAAACTTAGTTAGGTCAGCATCACTTCGGTTAAAGAGACCAGCAAGGAACACGCCAGTTCCTACACCGACTTCTTCGGGAATCCAACCCTTTTCAGTCTGACGACCAAACATACCACGCCTAGATTCACGAATCTTTTCGAGGCTCATAGCCTCCTGCTTAGGTGCTGGCTTGATAGAACTGCCATCCCAGTACATAGGGCCAATCTCAGTTTGGAAGACCTTAAATTGAGACGCAGGATTCAGGGCTTGATACACAGCCTCAAAGTTGGCAGGAATATAACCTCTGCCTTCAGAGTCCTTGTAGCGTTCCATAAGGAAAGCCTTAAGACGGTCTTTCTTTTCCTCGGCTGAGTACTCTTGAGTAACTTCCTTAGTTCCCATTGTAGTCTGAACTTCAGACATAAGAGGGGCAACATCAGGAAGAAGAGAACCAGAACCACCAGCGGCTTTTGGAGCACCCATTGCCGCCGATTTTGCTTCTTCAAAAGTATAGGGCTTTTTAATAAGAGTACGACCTGCTTCCCAAGCAGTAGTGTTCACTTCTTGCAACTCCGTAATTTTTGCTTGAAGAAGTTCCCCTAATTTAATTTTTTGGGTTGCAGTAAGTTTTTCTCTGTCTATGCCAAGTCCATACTGTCTGATTTGCCTGATGTCATCTAATGTTTTTTCAATGTGGCTTTGAACAGAAAATTCTGCTCCTTTACCACCTTCATATTTTCCAACTAAATCTTTACTAAGGCCAGCATATTTTCCGTCATCATTTGCGTTTGGGTCAAAAATATCACCAACTAAATCTATAAGAAATGCTTCAGCACCTGCCTTAAGCGTTTGACCTCTAAAGAAATCAACCACTTCTTCTGCCTTTGCTTTCCTAAGCAAGTCGAGTTTCTTTGGGTCAATGCCAAATTTCCTTCCATTAGCAATTAACTTCTCAGCGGCCTGAGTCATTTGAATTCCTTTTTGTGCTCCCTTTACAACACGACCAATAGGAATAAGTTGAGCCGCTAGTGTAACGCCAGATGCTAGAGGCCCAGCAAGTTCGCTTGTTTTCTTTAATTGTCCCCAAGCGTTGAAGTCAAATTTTTCTGGGTCTTCTTTAAGCAGGTCTTGTTGAAGTTCTTTATAATAATCAAGCACCTTTTTGCTTCCACCCCAGATTTGAGTTTGCCGTGATTTTTCTTCGTTTGTAAATGCTTTAGCAAGAGCAGCCTTTCTTGCTTCTTCCGTTGCTTCAGGAGTCAAGGGTTCAGACTCAGTAGAAGCATCTGTTGCGGCTTCAGAATAATCGGCAGACCCTTCATCGCCAGAAGTGTCTCCCGCAGAATCATCATAAGGCTTTCCTACTGGAACTGTGTCGCCAGTTTTAATCTTATTCCAATCCTTGCCTTCTTCGTTAAAAATGTCTTGAAGAGCCTTCAGGCTCATACCAAACTTTTTGGCAATCCTTGACGGGGTATCTCCTTCTTGAACAACATATCTAACGCTTCCATCTGCTCTAGGACTACCACCTTTTTCAATAAGGTCTTGTGCTCTAGCATTATGTGCCTCACGGCCTTTCAGGAATTTGATAGGTGCTCGTTCAGGTTCAGGAAGTCCCTTAGGAGGGGCATCGGCGGCAACAGGTTTGGCTGACTCAGGAGGAGGAGTTCCAGCGGGGGCTGTGCTCTTGGCGGCAGGGGCAGGTTCTTCTTCGGCTGGCTTATGGATACCCTTGTAATATTCCTCAACCGATATCCCTTGTTCTTCGGCGGCCTTCTTAAGGTCTCTGTAATATTCATAAGCAGGTTGACCAGAATCCTTGACGGATTGAGCAAACTCAGCAACTGGAACGCCAAGAGACCTAGCGTAAGTTCTTGTGCTTAGGTCGTAATCTTCTGTAGCGGCTGGTACTGACGCTGTAGCGGCAGGGGCTGGAGCAGGTGTCTTAGACGGAGGTTCAGGAAGTTTTGCAGGAGCAGGGGCTGGTTCTGTAGCGGCAGGAGCGGGGGCTACCTTCTCAGGTGCAACAACCGCCGCAGGTGCGGGGGCAACCACAGCCGCAGGAGCAACAACCTTCTCAGGGGCGACTACTGCCGCAGGAGCGGGGGCTACAACCGCCGCAGGTGCTGGAGCGGCAGTTGAAGAGCCGCCTTTGACATAACCCTTAAGGGCAGACAAATCCATACCCTTATTTGGCTCTGTGGGAGCGACAATCATATCAGAAGGGAACTCTTGGTTCACTTCGACACGGATAAGGCCACGCTTTGTATTTACATATCTAGCAACTGGGCCTCTATTAATATTGGAATCAGAAGCAGGAGCAGGAATCTTAACCGCAACAGGCTTGCCGCTTGCATTAGTAACAACCGTGTGTGCTCCAGAAACATCAACATTTTGCCCAAGCATATCTCTAGCAGATTGCTTAGAGCGTTCTATGTCGCCCGAATAAGCCTCTGCTCCAGAAAGTTCAGCACTTAGTTTTTCCTGAAGAGCGTAAACTTGGTCTTGGACAGGGCCACGAAGCCGTTCAGACTGTTCAGGAGTAAGTCCTTCAAAAGTACCGTTAAGTGTGTTGTCAGAAACATCTTGAAGCCAAGAGTATGTAGCCTCTTTGTCGTCTCCCTTGAATCCGTCTTTTCTAGCGGTTTCAAGTTGAGTTCTAAAAATGTTGTAATTCTCGTCTCCGCTGATGTAAGGATTCCAGCGAGTTCTAGCAACTGCTGGTTGCTTTCCTGACATCTTTGAACCTTTAGTAGCATCTTCTCCAGCGTTAATGTCACGCTTGAGTTTCATATCCTTAGTCTTCTGATAAAGATTAAGAGAGTTCGCCATATCTTGATACTTGGCTTGAGCACCAGCAACAACACCAGCCTTTTTGTTAAAGTTTAAAGAGTGAAGGCCAGAAAGAGAATCAAGGGTTGGTTTGATAAATGTCTCAGCATAATCCTTGAGTTCAGGGTCTTTAGAAAGCACATCATAATAACCAGCAAATGTAGAAGTGAGTTGTTCACCCATTCCTGTTACAACTTCGTCTTTTCCTTTTGCTTCATAATATTTTGTGATATTATCAGCAAGAGAACTACCAACGCTGTTGTAAATATTTGCAAGGTTAGCACCAGTCTCCAGCATCCCTGTTACAGGCTGGACACCATTTTGATATTTTGAAAACTGTGAAGGCATTGTTGTAAATTAGTTGTTAGTCTATTCCACCAGCCGCCCCTGCAAAGAAACCAGTACCGCCAGTAGCCATACCGCCAAGTATAGAGCCACCCATCTTCATCAAGCCACCCATCATACCAGCCTGTGCTTGTTGATTTGCCATCTTTGCTTGCATCTGTTCTTGTCTGTTAGCAGAAATTAATTGAGAGTTATATTGAGATTCAGGCTGGAAGATTTGAGCACCCATACCCGTGTACATTCCAGAACCGCCTTGAACAAGGCCAGCAGGAGAATAAGCCGCCATCTGTTGCATCAGAGGCATACCGTACATAGCGTTAGCAGACTGCGTCTGAGCCAGCCCAGCGGCGTACATACCAGCACCATATTGTCTGGAGCGGTCTTCACGCATTTGACCTAACTGGTAAGAGTTAAGAACTTCCTGTCCAATTGCTTGATTGCCAGAAAGACCTCTAGCCGCCATAGCAGACCTTGCAGATTGTTGGGCAAGTCGTTCCATCTCAGGAGTAAGATTTCTGCCAGCCGCAAGGTCTCTTTGTGCAGACTCTTGCATAGAAGCGTAGATGCCTCTTGTACCAGCGTCTAGAGACTGCTGGTAAGCCCCCATAGCCGCTTGTCCAACTTGTCCATAGATTGGGGCTTGCATCCCAAGAAAGTTGCTCTGGAGGCCACCAGAGATGCCCTGTGCTTGTCCGAACAAGCGACCCATACCCTCAACGCCGCTACTAATGCCCTGCTCCATAAGTTGCAGGTACTGCGGAGTGTACTGGCGTTCTAGTTCTAGAAGGCGTGGCTGGATGGCTTCCTGCCCAGCCATAGCGTCAAGCATTTCTTGCTTGTAGTCTCTAGGTGCTGGTGCTGATATTTTCTTAGTTCCCATTGTATTAGATAGTTAAAAGGTTTATGTATTTGTTAGAAAGTTTCTTTAGTACACCAAACCTTAACGCCAACTTTTCTTGACTTTCCCAGTTGGGATAGCGTTCTTGAAGTTGGATTACAAGGCTTTTCTTTGCCTCTGGGCTTGTGGCGATAAAGTCCATAACACACAGGTCGTTGGATTCCTCTGCCGTAGCAGGGATAATATCCTTAAATGTCAGCAAATCTTCGTGCTTCTGTTCATCCTTTTTAGCCACGGGGTACATCACCGCTACCCCCGTAAAGCCATTTTTGTCTGATTCAATGAACAGGTAGTTGAAGGTGTCAGCCCAATGCAGATAGGTAATCAACTCATCGTCCGTCCAACCAAAGGCTTCCCCACGACCCTTGTTGCGGTTCGCCTTGATGTAGGAGATGAGGTCACCAAGTGTCATCAGCGAATGATAAGCAATCCTTGAACAGTATCGGCTATTGTTCCACCTGCATCTCCAATGGTTATGGTAGTTGTAGAAAGAGTACCGTTCATTACTGCTTGATTATTGGCTGGAGAAGAACTTGTAACAATAGGCAAATATTTGATGTCTGTTAAAGCAGTAGAGAATGTATAAATATATGAAAGTCCACCAGTATTTCTAGTTACAGAACTAATACCAGTTCCAGAAAACGAAGCCCATCCAGAACAAAGCACATTAGCAAGTGCAGTTGTTGCAACAGTTTGAATTGTAAACGCATAACTAGTTGTAACAGTTACTGTATAAACAGCCGATGGTACGATTGTAGGATAAGAACTATTAACAAAAAGAACTCTATCTCCAGTAGTTAATCCGTGTGCTATTGTTCCAGTATTTGATGTAATTGTGCAAGTGGTGCTACCTGCTGTTCTTGTTGCTCTTGTTCCAGCCGATTCACGATTATAAGCCTCCAGAGTATTAAAATAAAACCAAACCTTAACGGGACTTGTTTCTGGGTGTATGTGGTCTTCTCTAGCGTAACGAAGAGATGTGCCAACAGCCGCAGTACTACTAGCCGCAACAGGAGTAGCAGTACCAGCCTGTCCGACAACATACGCTGTAGTAGCGATATCAGTCGTATTGGTGTTAGCCGATTTTGTGACAGCCGTAGATGTGCCGTTGAGAGCCGCAGTACCGTTAAGCGTGGTTGTTCCCGTAACAGTCAATGTGCCACCCACAGTTTCATTTCCAACGATGTTGCTACTGTCAGCCTCAAACGCACCAGCGACATCAACCTTATATGTAGCGGCAGGGGTGATAACTACATTAACACCAGCACCGCCAGTAATGGCAGATGTAGTGACGGGTAGGTTGCTGTTGAGAACATCGGAAACGCTTGCTTCACGCAATGCCGTAACAGACAAGTCGTACAACAACATAGAGTCGTTAGAGGCAACCGTGTTAGCCGTGATGTTTATCTGGTCTGTAATAGCCCCAACGGAGAGAGTAGCAGAGTCAACCAGTTGGTTAAGACGAGCACCAGTTACCTGTTGTCCGTCTGTGAAAGTATCGCCTTTAGAGATTTGTGCCATAAATTATTGTTTGGAATTGTTTGTAGGCTTCTGAATCGTTGCATACGCAGAGGAAGAACGGATAGAAGGTCTGAGGTTGGAAGAGGTGTAAGTAAATTGTATGCCAGAGCCAATCTTTCTGATTCCGTTTCTACGGACAGAGTCTTCGGTGAACTCAGAACCAAAGACATCAAGTGTATAAGTTACATCTGGGTTAAAGACTTCAGCAACGGTGGTAATCTGAGAGCCAGCGTCTGCTAGGAACTCTGCTTCGCAGGAACTAAATCGTTTATCTTGCATAGTCCCAAACACATATCTGCGTGTTTTTAAAATAGCATTTATAGCATTTTGAGGGAAAGATAACGCACTTAATGTTGAAGGAAGGTAAAACGGAAGAATAGGAGTTCCCGCATTAGGGTCTCCCGCTGTCCAATTTTGATACTCGTCCCAAGTAAGTTGCTCCATAAGAAACAATCCTTGGTCTGTATCAACACCGTACATTCGTCTTTGGTTGTCCTTCTTGGCGACCACAAAATCAAAGATGTCAAAACCAGCGGGGTATGTGTCAACCGACTCCCATTGCTTTAGAATAAAGTTATAAACCAGAATAGCGTTGTTATCAACAGAGTCGTCTAACGGAACGGCTAGATAGTACCTGTTGTTCCAGTAAGTGCCTGTAGAACGATAGGCATATGTCTTATTGATTCTTTGGATAACATCGTCAATCGGGGCTGAAATAGGGTCAGCCATTGTCAGCAATTTCATTGACTCCGCAGAAGCGGGTTGAGGTTGCAGGAAATAAACACCGTTGTCTGACAGGAAGAACACGCCACCACCAGCCTGTACGACAGACTTACGGGCAGAACAACCGATGTCGGTAGCCAGCGTAGAAATTCTTGCTGTAGCAGATAGGCCGTCACCGCTTGTGTATCTATCGTTACCAACATTAATATAGAAAATGCTGTTACGCATAAACACCAAGAACTCATTAAGAGTCCAAGGGGCAATGCCAATTACTTGGTCGTTACTTCCGTTGTTAATCGTGAACGCATCAAGGGCATCCCATTTGTTAAAATCAAGGAAGTTGCTAACCGATACGGTATCAAGGTTTCTAGCCGCAATCTCTGTATGGTATTTACCTAATGCAATCATTCGATTTGCATAATACAGCAAACCAGATGAATTTGGAAATTCGTGACCTAGGGTTGGACTATTAGGCAATGCAATTATGGTGACACCCAAGTCCCATCTCAGCGGACGCTTGCTGAAGCCTCTGCTTATGTAGATATAGTCAATAGCCGTTACGACATCAACCCCATCCTGTGTAGTAATCGTTTCACCAGCAGGGAACGAGACTTTAGCGGAAAGTGTTTCTGTTTGAGGATTATACGAGTAAAGACCATCCGTGAGGACAACAATGATTATTTCTTGCCCTGTGCTGTTGATGTATGTGCCTACTCCGTAGACTGTCTGCCCGATAAGAGCACCAATTGTCTTGCGTTGCATCCCTTTGCGGACGGTAGCAACACCCCTGTCCATCCGAAAATTCTGAGACTGACTAACGATACCAGTAGGCAAAGCACTAGGGTTGTCACGGCTGTTAAGCCCGACAAATCCTAGGTCTCCGTCTTTTTGGTATTCACTAGGCATTATTGAGAAATGATAGAGAAGTAGACAGCCTTAATCTTTTCAGACCAGCGAGTGCCGACATAAACGCCACCGATGAAGGTAACAGAGGCAAGGATGAGTGTAATCATAATTTTAAATGGACGGCTTTGTCAGGGATGACCCAGACGGGGTTAGTTGGAGGGCTCCCAGCCGATAAAGTTAGTTGTGCGTGATAGTCCAGCCTTTAGAAATAAGGCTTAGGCGTGATGCGTTAGTTGGGCTAACGGCTTGGTTTGTTCCTCCTTGGATTTGAAGAACACAATTAGTTTTGCCCGTTCCATCAAGATAAGCAAGGTAGGAAACTACATTTGTAATTGCACAGCCGTAAAGGGAAAGTGTTGTTAAGGTTGCATTTGCTCCAGCAGGAAGAGTCGGGCCTGTAGTCATCGCTGTATTCCCATACATAAAAACCCGCTCTAACAAAGGACAACTTCCAAGGTCTGGTGCAGTTGCCATTGATGCATTATTCTTGCAAACAAGCATTTGAAGGTCTTCACAGGCATCAAAATTAGGAGGATAAAACATTGCTGGGTTTCCATTAATGTTCGCATAATTTAATCCAGAACATCCATTAAAATCAATGTTTGTATTAGACCCAGCACCAGTACCCATTGCAGTATTTCCAGAAATATAGGCTTTTGCCAGTCCTGTAATGTTATCAAAACTTGGACACTCTTGCATACTTGTGTTTGAACATAGATTTACCTGTCCAATAGCCGCACCAGTTGCAGGGTGCGGTAGAAAAGAAACTCCATTGTAAAACTGAGGAGGATGAAGAAGATTAGAATTACTAGTAATTGAAACTTTCCAAAGTTGTGAAAGAGTTCCAAGAACAGGTGCTGAAACAAGACCAAGGTTTCCTTTGATGTTGATAGCCTTAAGCCGTGTAAGTCCAGAAAGGTTAATTACACCAGCATTATTTGTGTCACCAGAATAGTTAAAAGTTGTAGCATAAGCACCATTCTGAACATAGGTCTTTCCTCCAGCAGAAATTACTGGTGTCTGTGCAGATGTATTGAATGGAACAGGTCTAATATAACTTGTCTCAATCTGCGTATCAGCAATCTTGACCCAGTCAGCCATAGTTGTAGGGATGCCGCCGCCGCCGCCGCCATAAAAAGAAACGCTCATATTAGGAAGGGAGAGAGATTTTGAGACGCTTGAGTTCAGCCTTCAGTTCAGCCTGTGTAGGCTTGGTGATGACTTCAAGCAGGGTATGAGCCTTGCCGCCAGACTTGAACTCCGTGATGCCTAGGCACTCAGAGTCCTTAACAAAGGCAGACCAGCCTTTTTCAATAGTGATGTCTTTGCGAGTGTTCATAAATTAAGGCCAATAAGAGATGTACCAGCCGTTGTTTCCGTCCCAATAATAAGCAACGCCTTGGTTAAAATCACCAATGTTAGGGCAATTATTAGTAGTAATAGTTTGTCCGAACTGGTAAAATGTCCCTTGAGGATTTCCTGCTACAGCACCAGTAGTATAACCTCCAGAACCATCCCATTTGTAAGTGTCTTGGTAGACCTTTCCGTTATCATAATAAGCCGAACTATAAGGTGGAACTTCTGTTTGGGCATTAAATGTCGTATATCTTAAACTGGCATCAACCTCTGTCCCATTTGAGTAATAACTTCCGTAACCGCTATCTTCATTTCTGTATCCACCATTACCATCCCAGACCCAATTATGGCTAACTCCAGTTCCGTTTTCGTAATTAGAACCTCCAGCGGGAACTTGTACATAATTAGAGTCACTGCCGTTACCAGTGATGTAAGTTCCGTTAGTAAAGTAAGTAAAAGTACCAGCACCTACTGTATTGATTCCTCCTGTACCATTGTGAACTTCATTCCTATCAGTGTAGGAACCGCTATTGTAGTAATTACCGCTTGAAGATGGAACCTGTTGAGTGTTTCCATCAAGGTCTTCAGAACTAGTGGCAACAAATGTGCCATTTGCTTTAAACTGAATGTTACTAGCACTACCAAAATCTACGAAAGAACCACCTGAACCATCTGCCTTGGTATCAACATCAC